TTTACTAATCATGTTAAGTGCCTGTTATTACTCAACATTTTAGTACAGCGCTGGCTCAACCAAGTCGGAAAGTAAACATAAGCAGTTGCGCTGCTCTATCCCAAGGTTAGTATACAGCCTTAAATAAGCATCCCATTCATCGTAGCCTGCACGTTGATGCAGTTGGCTACCGTCGAGATTACCCCAACCAAGCGGAGTCAATTCGTATTTCTGGATAACTCCTTTTGGCTCGAAGAAAATCTTGTTTGGTTGCGTCATCGGATCAACAACGATTTCCAGACTACCATCCCCACCGGAGAAACTCAGGGTTTCATACCCTCCCTTTAACACCGTGGGGGTAAACCTGACATCGGGCATAAGAAGATTGGCATATTTCCGTCTCTGCCCGAGACCCATGCGGATAGTATCGATATTTTTTCCACTCCTTATTCTGGCCAGATCGACTGCGTTCAGCATCAGGTCAATGCTAAGTTCGCGATTTACACCTGAATTGCTGATGACTTGTGCGTTCCATGATGGGAAATTACCGCAGTCGATACTCTCGAATGTGGCCAGAAGGGTATCGTTGTCATAGATAGCAGCCAGTCCGCTAATCTCAGTTGGAGTAGCCGTTGTAGCGTGAGCAGTATAAGCCCTCTGACCCATCTTTATTGCCAGAGCGCCTTCCGGGAGAGTAATCTCAGTAACATTAGTGGCACTGGCGATCGCGTTCGGGTGATTGGCGATATAGGCGGCTGCACCTAACTCAAACGATACTACCTTCGTGGAAGGATTTACGGTGGCCACACGACAACCAATGGCTCCGGCAGCACTGTCAAGCACCTGGGAAGCACCTGAAGATGAATAAAAATCGATCATCATACCTTCCTGGAAATACATAACCCCGATATCGTTATCGAAGGTTCCCGTCCAGGCGGTAGCACCAGGGTAAGTCACAGCAGCAGAGAGACGGCCAATCTGTCCGAAACCATCCCAATGCGCCTGACGGTTCATATCGACCACAATGCTCTGATAGATGTCATCGATTTCATCAGAAAGAGAATCGACAAAAGCGGCACTGTTTCCTTTGGCCATTTCAATGGCCGGCCCGGTAATCCGTAGAGAACCGTATAAATACCTGGGAACGATAACTCCTTGATCCTTTTTACCAGTAAGGGGATCGGGCAACTTAGCGGATTCCGCGCGCCCACCAGTACCTTGTGCTCTGGCATATCGGATACCAAACACGTATCCCTTACCGGCAGGTTTCCGTTCGGACTTAGGGAATTGATTGTAAGTAAGTTTTTCATCTTCAAACTGATTCCTTAAGCCATCTCCATAGACGTTCTTAAGAATATCAGTAATATTGGTTAAATCAGCATATCCAGGCATAGTTTATTACTCCTTTTTATCCAGATCTACTAAAGGCCTCCCGTAAGGCTTTCCGGGCATCCTTCAACATGATCTTTGGTTTTTCCGGTTCAGCACCGGTTCCTGCACTACCGATCTTTGGTATGGTTTCTTTTCCATCACGGTAATCTTTGATTATTTGCTGTTTCAACGCCTCGAATTTCCTGATACCGCCGGCTACAAGACCTTTAATGGCCCTTCTATCCGTGATATCGATTTCGTTTGACAGATTGTCTATGCCAAGAAATTCTTTAAGAAATGGCATCTGATCTTTTGATATGTTGTCCACATTACCTAACAGATCAGATACTTCCGTCTCATAGAATTTAATGGCTTCTTTAGCTTGTTTTATTTCCTCGTCACTTTCCTCGATCTGTTTGACCTTTCTGTCTTTTTCTTTCAGTTCCTGTTCGAGACGTTTAATGGTGTCTTCCGGATTCTCACCTTGTTTTCTTTTCAGATTCTCTTGTTCGTTCCAATACGCCTCGTACTTTTCCAAAGTAAGAGCCTTTTCGATAATCTCATCAAGCAATTCAAGATCGCCAAGTTTACCCTTGACTATCTTGCCACTGTTGACAAGTTCGACAAGATCGTCTATGTCAGAAAGATCGTTAGCTTCCAGGATTTGCTGTAATTTCTTTTCAGCCATCCTGGCACTTTTCCACTTCGGATGCTGATCAAAAGGTAATGGTTTTCCGTTTTCATCAAGTTCAACATCCGTTCCGGCAGGGGGAATGCCGCTACTTGCCCCCTTATCTTCGGGTTCCGATCCCGATACTGCGGTTCCTTTGGTTTCTGGATCTGGCATGATAAGTCTCCTTTTATTTTTTATTTCTAGGCTTAAAACTTGAATCGTGTTTTATAGCCTGAAGCAATCTAAGTTGTCTCTTGGCCTTTCTAAGAGTTATCCCTTTCTTTGACTTCGCTCCAGAAGGCCCGTAAACTTTAAATCCATCCGTTTTTTGAATATCGTATGGCATTATTTTTTCTTCCTTCCGGCCGCAGCCATCTTAGTCATTTTTCCCTTTCCATACTTTTTGATACCAATGGCAGCGGCTACCGCTCCTGGTTTTTTTGCACCACCGGCAGCTGCGATTTTCTCTATAGCCTTGAATCTACCGCCAGCGCCCGGAGGGGACATTTTCCTGATTTTTTCATAGGCAGACCTTAGTCCCCTTCTTTGTTTCAGATTGGACATTTCAATCTCCTTTTGCCTTTCTATAGGTATTCCGTAATCCCCTTGGTTCACTTATGGCTTCTTCCTGTTTCCGTTTTCGTTTTAGCATAATATCTTTTGTGCTTCCCCACCCGGTTTTAGTTTTTACGGGGGTTTCTTCAACAACTTTCTTTTTCTTCGGTTTGGTTAACTTTTCCGTTAACCATCCAACGGGTCCTGCCCAATTTGCCATAGTCTTACTCCTTTTATTGAGGTGACGGCGATTAAGTCATGGGCGGAGGAATACCCGGTTTCTCACTACCACCACCGCCTTTTATTGCTGCTTGTGTTTGAATCATTTCTTGTATTGCTCTTTGTTTTTCCGCCTGTACCAGAATATTATGTATGTCCGCGTGATGTATGGCTACTGTTTGTACTTTAGCCGGAAGCGATCTGAACTCTGGCGATAATATGAACCTACGTATCACTTCATAATGAATGGCATGATTATCATATTTGAATAGAGGATCGTCATTTAAAACTTGAGAATCGGGATCAGTGGCATTTTCAACTAAAAAGATATTCGTTAAGTCTCCGGCCGCAATGGCATTATTCTCTGACTGGGCTCTTTCATAATCAGTATTTATCTGTTCGGAGAACCCCGATAATCCCAACTTACGCAATAATTGTTGCCGTATTTCCAGATTCTCTTCGATATTTCCCAGAAATCCTTTGCTTGCTACATCCATAATTATCTGTGTCTGCCCTGCTTTAGTAGTAGCCAGGCCTGAATCCACTTCCATGCGGACATCAGTATTGTTTCTCAGGTCTGCTGCCCTGAACGCCCTTACACTTATTCGATCTCCTTGTCCAACCGATTTCAGGGTTCGTTCTTCAGTATAGACTTCATTTACCAGCAAAAGACGTTTTTTATAAACCCTGGTAATGCCCCGATTAAAACGATCGACATCAGGATATTGGCCTTTCTCCGCAGTTTCACGTAAAATATCTATCTGGACGCCGGAACTTCTGGCAGACGGCGGTCGTCCACGAAGTATATTCTTTGGATCACCTGACATATCCTGGATTTGCTCTTTATGAATCCGTCTTTCTTCCAACACCTGGACTGGAAGTGGCGTTCCACCTTCGATTCTGGGTTGTTGCCCGCCGGACATAAGCGGATCATAGGTCATGGAAATAAATCCCTGACCGCCTTCGCTTATTCTTTTTAATCCTATATCCCCGGGTGTAATGACTCGTGGTCTTCCAAGGCCTTTTCGGTTTATTATTAATGCCTGGTCGATTTCGTTAATGGCATTCTGACTTGATATAAGATCATTTACCCCGGAATCCGACCAGAACCGTCCGGGAACATAGTTAAAATGAAAATCTGTTATGCTGTAATACCACTTCCCTTTTTCAACCTTAATCGGCATGCGGTCTATATCGATAATCACTTGATCCCGGCATGAAACTACATATCTGCCGTTTGGGAAGGCATTAGTAGGTTTAAATTCGAGTTCCCTGAACAAGACCAGATCATCATCCTGATCGTCGATCATGCTGTATTCCAAGCCATATCCTTTCCATGGTGATACCTGACCGACCAGTTTCATAAGTCTTTTTTCGTAATCTATAACCCTGGTCTCATCGGACCCTTTCAGTTTTGTTTTAAACGTATCTTCAACCCATTCTTTGGATTTAAGACTTTGAATCCCTATCCATCTTTTCTTACGGAGCGAATCTCCGATAGAATCAAGCTTGATATTGAATGGAATTATATTCTCAACAACTACTTCCCCGGTTTTAAGCATCTCGCCTGATTTCGTTAGCGCCCATTCGCCACCATCCATTTCCGGGAATGTACGCAAAAACCCCGTGCCGCATATCGCCAACCAGATAACAACCTTTTCCTTTTCTTCCTGAATTTCATTATCGTTTATGGAATCCATCCAGATAAGGAGTTGTTCTCCTAATTTTGCGGCATCCATATCTTCCCGATCGTTCGTATTGGGAAATATTTTAGGAATAAGTTGTTGCCCGAGCAACATAGCTTTTACCGCCCGGACGTAACTTCGTATTTCATTCGAAACCGGTGTAGGAATAAAATTCGGCAGTTGCCGGCGTCTGAAGGAACCAGTTGAACGTACATACTCAATCCATTGTTCACCAGCATAATATAATAAATTTCGCCAGAATTCCCTTTCCCGGATCTGCCTAGAATAATCGTTCTGGTCACTGAATAATTTATTGATATCCGTGATCAGCGTCTTATCCTGTTTTGTCTTCTTTAACATTTCGAATATTTTCATAAGATAATATCCTTAATAAATGGGTATGCCTCTTTCCGGTTCGGTTTCTTCTCTGTCCTTATTCTCTTTCTTCTGTTCAAACGCGGCATATTCAGGATATGTCTTAGCCATTATCCGGTTTATCAATTCACCTTCACGTTTTATTCGTTCCCGGCGATCCAGAACTTTTTCCACCATCTGATAAAGTATGATAAGCCATAAAATTATTATAACTGCGATATCCATAAAATCTCCCTTAAAAAAAAATTAAGGCCAGTTTTCATTCCCAATCTCATTCGCTTCTTCCCAAAGTTGTTTGCGTTCCAACACGGCCACTTCGGTTATATCTTTGGGCATTCTTTTTGGTACATAAGTCTCTATTATCTCCGGATTCCATTTAAGATTATACTGAAAGACATATCGAAGCGCCGCATGCTGATGATGTTTCCCTTCCCTGATCCTGTCTTTAGGGCCTTTATCATCTTCATCTGCGAAGGTATCGCGTTCCATAGTCTTAAAACTGGTTATAAGCGGCCTGTTCTCAGGCCTATTGACAATAAAAAGCCTGGGCTGTGGCTGTGTTTCGCTGGTCTTTAATCTTTTTTTCATCTCATCCACTCCGGCTCTTATCGATCCTTCGAACTTCTGCGATACCATCAATCCGGGAATGGCATTCTTTCCTCTTGCCACTTCCTGATAGATGTTCCTGCCACCAAACGCCATGATATTTGAATCCGAAGATTTATCCACCACAGACCAGCCCAGTCGGTAATTATATGCCTTCACTATTTCCCAGAAATCACGTTTCAAATCCTCCGTATCAACGCTTCTAAAATAACACCGATCCACATAGGCGTTAAGTTCCTTGTCCAGAAGCATGAATACACCGGCCATCGGTGTTACCAGATGCATATCCCAGCCGGTATGCACCTGGTATTCCCTTTGCTTCTCTTTGTCCAGAAATTCATAAAACGGCGGGATAACATGCAATTTTTCATGAAACAGATTCCCGTAAACCAGCCCGGAAAGCGAAATCGCCTCACCCAACAATCTCATTTTCATCTCTTCATAAGACGAAATCTTGCTGTATTCGTCCATTATTTTCACTATCGTCTTTAAATCCACATAGGAGTTGCATACCGTAGTCAGTTTGTAAAGCACGGTATCTTTTATCTCCTGTTTATTTCCCTGTTCATCCACGAAAATGCCGTCATGGAACAGGTCGGTTGCCCACGATAAACCTTCGGTCGGAGTCCAATCAATTTCGATGTCTAGTCTATCCGCCGTCCCAAAACGCATCAGCGTCTCTTTATATTTAGCCTGTTCTGGCTCTTCATCAAACTTCGCCCAGTCCAGATCATTACCCTGCCCACTCTTAACTTTCTGTTCGTTAGTCAAAAACTCAATAGTTGCACACGCCTTCCCTTTCCGGTAAAGCGTCAGAATATCAAATTCCTTAGAATAACTCTGATCCCAATCCCCCTTTTTTAAATATCCTCTCGGCATCCATTTCTTCCAGGCATCCAATACCACTCGATGTAACTGCTTATTGTCCACCGCAGTTACCCGGCCATGAATAAACTTCTCGTGCGCTTTCCGCAAAACCCCCTCAAAATGCGTCTTCTCATATTTTTTTAAACTCTCAGGCAATTCCCCGGTACTCTTGATTATCCCGTCTATCGTACCGGAAATCGTCTTGCTCGATCTGTTCCCTCCTGAGACACCTTTTATACTCGCCTTGCTCAGCAAAATATCCAACTGGCTATCCACTACACGCGGTATGTCCTCATCCCTCAAATACCGCCTCAATACCTCTACCCTATCCTCACTTAACTCCCCATCATTCGCCTCGAAAAACCAGAACGGATCAGCCTCCTTCGCTATCTTCAACGTGTCCTTCAGCCGCTTCCCATACTCCAACTCCTCTAAATATAAATCAATAAGCTCCTGGTCACTCTTCCTGCTGAAATCATCATTGCGCGGCCTCCCTGCTTTATGTTTCACAACTTCCATCTAATAACCCCTTTTGTAAGGTTTGGTCGGAAAGTGGCTACCTTCAAGACTCAGAAGGAAGGGGGGCCCGGGGGTCTTCGATGTGTTTTTGTGGGTGGATAGAAAGAAAAAAAATAATAATATCGACGTCTTGATCTGCATCAATAACCTCCATCTGATATGGGTGGATAAAGAGAAGGGTTATAGGCAATCCCGATGGATCATCCAGAGTGTGATAATGGATATTATGTAAACTTCGAAAATAATCCATGTAATATCAACCAGTTATGGCTCATTGGTAATGTCGATATTATCCGAAATACCCAAATTGGTGTCAATCGTGCTACGATCTTGCAAATCCGTAACACTAATACCTCGCTCGATCATGGCGTCTTGCAATAAATTCACCCTCGACTCGTAGTCCGCTAACGTAGTAGTAATGCGGCTTACCATGCCTTGGACGCTGATATGTTCAGTCGCCAGGCCCCTTTCGAGGCGCTCTTTGTCGTACAGTTGAGCTATTGAAAGCGTGCGAGCCCCTAACGGCGCGGCTTTTATCACGTTCTCGTCAATAGAATACAGTATCTTTCTCTGTACTAATGCGAACATATCAGCGCGTGTGGCTATAAAATCACTCAAGGAAGTATCGGCGAGACCTTCTTTATGAAGTCTTTGATGGACGGCTTGTTTGGTAAGTCCGACTAATTGACCTATATCTGCGTAACTTAGGCCTTTTTTTCGGTAGTGATAGAGTGTTTCGGTAGGGATAATACCTGATTGTGGGGTCAAGTTATGGTCAAGAGTTGTAGTTTTATTATCTTGTGCCATGAGGTTAGGATATGCACAATATTTAGTGGCTGTCAAGGGAAAAGTGTTACGAGTTGGTGAATTTATGTTACGTAGCTTTAATGCCTCCCGATGGGATCGGGTATTACGAGGGCAGCCTGAGGGCTGAATGTGAGCGGATTTCTCTCCCCTATATAATGAGTGGTTTAGCAGGCGATCGGGGCATGAGCGGTAATTCTGCGCTGCCCGGTGCGGTTTCATATCGCTGTATATCAGCGTTCTCTATATATCCGCACCATATATCTCAGTGTCGACTTTACGGTACACTAAGCCTATCCGTTATCCTGCGGCCACTATTGGTCATTATAGGCACAGGCGCCATATCCGTGTCAAGTTTTTACTTTGGTGGAGCTGGCATTGTATATGGGGTTATTAGTGATTTAACATCCAGGGGGCCTGGATTCTGGTTTATCAGCCGCCTCACGAAATCATCCGCCGTGATTACCTTGGGCACATACGGCTCATCACTGATTACCCGGCAGGTGTTTGCCTGCTCGCTGAGCACAAACATAGCATCATAGGCCGTGTCGTTGATATAAACCCAGCCTTTTTGTGTCTCCTGCCAATACACGATCGTAATCCCCCAGACCACCATCAATATTGTCGCTAAACGTTTCATATCATCCTCCCCTCCGGTCCTTGCCGGTGAGCTGCGGTTATTTCCCTTGACTTATCTTTAAAATGTATGATAGACATACAATCACAAGGACAAATCTATATGAGTTGGACGAGAACTCAACCAATACCAACTAAGACCGCAAATGGCCGTGTAAGAGACGCAGGCTCCCGCTTGTGGAAGACGCTCGTCCCGTCGCTTTTACATGGCCGTTTGTGTTTTTAGGGGGTTATTTGTTGTGTCTAATTGTTTAAAGGCGGCCCTGTATTATGCAGAGAAGAAAGGATACTCGGTTATCCCATGCAGGCAAGATAAAAAGCCTGCGATAAAATGGCAAGAATGGCAGACAAAGAGGGCTGATAGACATCAAATAGAGTCTTGGTGGCAACAATCCCCTAATGCTAACGTAGGGATAGTAACAGGCAAAATATCAAATCTGGCAGTAATTGATATTGATGAACCTATTGGAGAAGAAGAGCTTAATAAATTAATCCCCGAATCTGCGATAATACCTACCTCAAAAACGCCTCGCGGTGGTAAACACTTATATTTTTCCTATCCGGCAGAGATTGACCTTAGAAATAATACCCGTGTGATTCCTGGTTGCGACGTGAGAGCTGAGGGCGGTTATATTATGGCGCCACCCAGTATTAATGGGAAGGGTGGGTCGTATCAATGGTTGCCTGGATTAGGACTGCATGAGGTAGCAGTGATTGAGATACCACCGGCAGTTATTAATATAATTCTTTCTTTTAAATATAATTCTTATATACACACTAAGGATGGTAATATAACGCAGGGAATGACAACAAATGACAACAAATTATTTAAAAAGGGGCGACGTGATAATGACCTTTTCCATATTGCTAACAATTTGGTCAAAGGGGGATGTCAGCCAGACTATATAAGACAAGTCCTTGAAATACTTGCATTAAATTGTAAGCCGCCATTTCCGCAAAACGAAATAAATGACAAAATCCAGTCCGCTTTAGAGCGAGCGAAACGCAAAGAAAGAAATCTAACCGAGGACATCCGAGAATGGATAATGACAACAAATGGCAACTTTATGACAACAAATGTCAACAAATGTCTACAATTGACAACAAGAGACGACATGAAAAAGTCTGCCGTAATCCTTGCAAGATTTGCTCAACCAGGCGGAATTATTGAAAAATATGGCAATAAACGGGGTTCTTACCGAACAGTAGAATCAAGCGCGGATGTGATAAATTTCCTCGATGCCGGGACAGCGCCCTATCCGATCAGCTTACCCTTTCAACTTGAAGATCTGGTTGAGATACATAGGTCAAACGTTATCATTATAGCTGGAGAAAGCAACGCCGGGAAGACAGCTTTTTGTCTTAACATTGCCAAAATGAATCGACGATTACAGTCCGTGAACTATCTCAGCAGCGAAATGAATGAAGGAACAGAACTTAGAATTAGATTAGAAAAATTCCAGGTTCCGTTAACTTATTGGGACCCGAATATGGTTAAATACCGGCTTGATAATTTCCCGGATGTAATACAACCAGATGCCTTGAATATCATCGACTATCTTGATGAGGGAGAAGAGGGCGAAGCGTACAAAATGGCTTATAGAATCCGTAAAATAGCTGCTAAACTCAAAAATGGTATCGCAGTTATTGCCCTACAAAAGAATTCTGAAAAAGAGTTTGCCTTCGGCGGTGAGGCTACTATGAATACGGCCAGATTATATGTCACCCTTACCCGGAAGGGAATTTTGAGAATCAATAAAGCCAAAATATGGAAGAGTGAAACAACTAATCCTAATGGACTATTTTGCACTTTTAAATTGGCCGGAGGTTGCAAGTTCATAAAAACAAGTAAGTGGGATAAATAAAGGAGGCTATATTATGAAAAACAAGGAGATGGATTTCGATGAAGGTTGTCGGTTATTGGATAAGCTAGATAAACAGTGCTATATCGAAGGCGATTATATCGTTTTAAATGTTAGATTCCCTTATGACATTGAACTTTCCCGCTGTGATACCCACAAGAAAATCCTTCATTGGGTTTGGCATCTGGCCCCGAAAAACTGGGTAAATCAATTGTTATTATGGAGATTTATTGAACTGGCCTGTAAATATCATAATCTTGAATTATCTGAATAATATGGCCTGCAAGTCGTTATTTATCGGCTATTTTAATTTTAATCACTCTTGCTATATCGAACGGTGTCACGCTTTTTCTGAGAGGCAAGCCTGGCTTGTCTTATGCCGTAGAATAGCTAAAAAACAAGGGGTTACACCCCAGATGACTATGAATTATTTCGATGGGAGCCGACCGAACTATGAAATTAAAAAAGAAATCGAATATCAGGAAGTGGATAGCTGACAGTATAATCTCTTGCCTGACTCGCTTTAAATGGACACCTCGCCGCTCTCTCTGGGTAGATAAACTAATCGTATGGGCTGACCTATAAAACCTCTACCATATCGCAGATACCCGTAAAAAGGTTAACTGTGCAATTATCGGTCAAAGTGTCCAACTCAACCAATTGTACACTAATTTGGTAATGATATTAGCGAGTTACGAAAATATGTCTAAACTGTACTGTACGATGATTGTACAGCCGCACCAATAGAGGAGTGATTGCGGTGCTATGATGCTGGTCGCAACCAAAAATAAACTCTAATAATTATGGCGAGTTACGATTTTTTACGGCGGGAAATGGCGAGTTGACATGGCAATTGCAGTAATAAGGGGCGAGCAAAAAAAACGGGCGACTGATCGAAAAGGAGGACACCATGAAATATCGAGGGAAAACAATCATAGGGATAGCACAGGAGAGAGGATCGTCTGCGAAAACCAGGGCGGGCGCATGGAAATATCTGCTCATGCGTCTCCCAGAATCTCATCAGGGACTAGCTCGGATTGGCACGGGACGGGGGAAATCCCATGTGGCATGGGAGCGGGCGCAGTACATATATGCCTGGATGTCTCGCCGGGCCGGGAACCATAAAAAAAGTGATCCAACGGGCGAAAATATACAGGGAAATTTATTAGGGAGGGCAAAAAAACATGACCATAAAACAAAAAATCCGGGATGCCTACAACCATATCAATATGGGTATCGCCGAGATTGAGGTTGGAACACGGGTAGGCGATCCCGACCGTGTAGGATGGGGTTGGGCTACCGTCGATGATGCCCTGCTAAGCCTAGAGGGAATGAGGGTTAACGAAACCGATCTCCGCATGGAACTCCACCGGGCAGCCATGGAGCTATGGGAAATAGCTGAACCGCACTTGGTAGGGACAGAAGATGCCGTGCGGTACATGAGGGCCAGGGAACGATTTCAGACAATACTGAGTGCGCTGGTAGGAGAGGCATCATGACGAGAATGGGTAAATGGTTTGGAACTATAGTCTTTTTTGCTATGACGGGAGGGGCCTGTATAGGCAATCATCCACA